ATTATTAAATAAACAATCTATTTCATATAGTCATTGCTTAAGAAAAAACGTAAAACAGCCATAAAAGGCATATAAATCACATAAAAAAACGGACAAATTGGTATTGTCCGTTAATTTTATAGATGGCAAAGGTATACAATTTTGATACAAAACGTTTGCTACAAGGCTCAAATCGTTTGCAACCTAGTTTAAATCGTTTGCAACTACCTAATTTTTCAAGCAAATCGTTTGCTACCTAAATCAAATCGTTTGCAACTAATTTTAATAGGAATAAGTGATTGTCGCCCATCACTAACTCCATTATCTAATTCAAGGAGGCTTCAAGCATTACTACTTTCCGCTTACCTCCTTTTCTAAGTTCTTAGCTAATTTTGTATAAGTGTAATCATACCTGCAATAAGTATGATAACTGAAATCTAAATCTGGTTCTCTTTCTTCAGCTTCAGTATTGATATAAACTAACTTATTAATAAATAGTGCATCATCAAGACTTTCATTGAAATTATCAAAGTTAATCTTTTGCGCTTCTAAATACATATCTTGCTTATCTTCGTAGCAATTTACTTGGTAGCAAATATCGTATTGAGTTATGTACTTCATAGGTTTGAAGTAATACTTTAGATAAGTGTTTAAAAGAATACATTTATCTAGAAGCTTTGAATTATCTTCTTTAAGAGGCATATTGTAGTTTTTAGCAACTATTCTAGTCTCTGTATTCCAATAATTGTTAGACATTGAATATGAGATATTCTCTTCATCAAGGAACTTCTCAATAAAATCAATAACAGCTGTATTCGCAACATTTTGAAGTCTAATAAGAACAGAACCAACAAATCTAGTTTTGTTTTGAATACCTTTTAATTGTTTGAAGAATCTGACACCAGATGCAGAATCCATAAAGTTAACTGTATCATCATGTTCTGGTGCTTTCTTTTTCTTTTTTGTCTCCTTAGTTAGCTGTTTAATCTCATAATGGTTCTCAACCTTAACAATCTCAAAGTTGATTCCATTAGCCTTAAATGCTGGAAACTTATCTGCTTTTTCATCATTCGTAAGAATGTGGCAGCAAACCAAATTATGGTCAGCAGTTTTGCCACCTCTGCTTTGTGGAAGAATGTGATCTACATTCCATCCAAATTCGCTATTACGATCGTTATAAGCACCCTTGGCAATTGTACGTCCAGTAAAATCTTTTACCTTAGTTTCCTTACCAAAAGACTTATTCCAAAGGCGCATAGCAGTCTCTCGGTTTAAATCCATGTGTTTTTCTTTCATCTTAATTCATGCGAAAAAAGATGCTTTTACCTCCTATGATTAGTCAGTTTCAGAAATCATGTGACCAACCATAGGGCGACCTATTGCTATGAACCTCAAAGGGCAATCCTCATAATAGCGTTACAGAAGATTAGTTAGTCAAACTTTCTTTTGAAAGCTGTCAGTTTCCTTAACTGCGAATAAATTATATCACAAATTGATAATCTTGGCTAGTTTTAGCAAACAAAAAGACTCCATTTAATGTAGGTTGGAGTCAAACCCGATTAACTGCCTTAATCTGCGTACAGCTATCTATTACGGCCCATAGGTACTTGAATGCCGAGCATCACCATAACTTAGTGCTATCTAGGGAGAGTTCATGAACCTCTCACTTATATATTACTCATTTGAAGCAGATTTTTACAATTTAATTTTAATTTCTTCACCAATATAGAATTTAAAGGTTAACTCATCTTTAGAAACAAGTATCTCATCCACGCTCATCTTGAATATGGATTCGTTCCATTCTTCTAATACATCAGCATCTTCTAGTTCGTTTATCTTTAATTCTAATATCTCTTTTTGTGTTGCTCTTCTGGCTCTTTCTTCCTGAAAGGCATTTAATTTATCTTTGCCTTCATTATATTTTCCAGAAAGGTAATCATATCGCTTTTGGTATTCTTCCTGGTCCTGTGCCGTATTGGCATTTTCCATAACCATTTTGTGAACTTTATCAGCAATAATATCCAAGTCTTCTGATTCCTTAATTATCCTTTGGTCTAGCTCTTCAAAATCACATAATGAATCAACTAGCTCCTTTGTGGTTTCTATAATGATGACCTTATCAACACAAAGGTTGTTATATGCTAGCAAGAAGGCATTTTTAATTGTATCTTCTTCAAGAGTTGGTGTATCGCACTTCTTATCTCCATCATATTTATGATTGCATCTCCAGATGACTTTTCTGTATGGATCGTTTGAGTGCCATATCTTTTTACCAAAATAAGAGCCACAGTCGGTACATACTAACTTTGACGAGAATGCATCCTTTGCACTATAAACACGCTTATTTTCTTCTCTTCTTTTGATTTCAAGCTGTACCCTATCCCAGATGACTGGTTCAATAATTGCAGGATGTCCTTTCTTTACGTAGTACTGATTTACTTCTCCCTCATTCTTCTTCATTTTATGTTCTAGGAAGTTTACTGTGAATCTCTTTTGAAGCAAAGCATCACCTTTATATTTTTCGTTTTGAAGAATTGAGGTAATTGTTGAATATATCCATTTTGTCTTCCCGCCTGGAGTAGGTACACCTTCTTCCATTAGGCTTTGAGCTATTCCTCCTGGAGTCATTCCATCTAGAAAATAACGGTATATCTTTCTAACCACCAAGGCTTCTTTTTCATCAATTATAATGTTCCCTTCTTGGTCCTTTTTATAGCCTAAGAAGTTTTTTCTTGCAAGATTGTACTTGCCATCTGAGAACCTCTTTCGTTGGCCCCATGTGACGTTTTCTGATATGTTTCTGGATTCGTCCTGCGCAAGTGAACTCATTATGGTAACTAAAACTTCACCTTTAGAATCTAGTGTATAGATGTTTTCTTTTTCAAAGTATATCTCTTTTCTTTTTTCTTTTAATTTTCTTATTGTTGTTAAGGCATCAACAGTATTTCTGGCAAATCTTGATACTGACTTTGTAATAATAAGGTCAATTTTATCATCCAACGCATCCTTAATCATTGCATTGAATTCTTTTCTATTTTTCAAACTTGTACCAGTGATTCCTTCATCTGCATATACTTTGACAAATTCCCACTCATCATTGGCCTTTATTAACTTTGTGTAATAATCAACCTGTGCTTCATATGAAGTTAATTGCATCTCATCATCAGTTGAAACACGAGCATATGCAGCAACCCTTCTTTTTACTTTAACATCAAGATGCTGATGTGTAATTGGATTAATCTTTGAAGGTATTATTGTTACTTTTGCCATTATTCACCAGCTCCTTTCTTCTTGAATTGTGCTTTAGCCCTTTGCCTTGCCTTTTCTCTCATTTCTGGAGTCCAGCCTTCACTTCTTTTTGGATCATCCCATGTAATATCATCTTCATTTCCATCAACTCTTTTAATTCTTAGTACATTGCCTGGAAAGACGGTAATATAATCAATTTTCTTATTGAAGGCATCTTCAGAAAAACTATCAATTCCTAAATATTGATTTATAGCTTTAATCAAGTTATCCTCTGGTATTTGTTTTGCGGAACAGTTTTCTTTTCCCTCACTATCATATGTATGGCAAATCCATATTTTTTTATACCGTGTGGTCTTATGTCGATAAGAAGCTCCACATAAACCACATTTTATTCTTGAGGTAAATACGCTTTTGTTCCCCTTGATGTAATTTGACTTTGGTAATACTCCTCTTTCAGCCAATAGCTGTTGAGCTAGATTAAAAGTATCCTTATCAATAATTGCTTCATGGTCATTTTCAACCAGGAATTGGTCCTGTTCTCCTTTATTAATTCTTTTCTTTTTAGTTAGATAACTTTCACGATATGTTTTCTGAAGCAATAAATCTCCTGTGTAGTTTACGTTAGATAAAATATGGCGCACAGTAGATTTATACCAATGGTCTGAATATTTAGGTTGGATTTCTTCTTTATTGAAGATGTTTGCTATCTTTTGTATGCCACATCCCTCAATAAATAATTGAAATACCCTTTTTACTATTTTTGCTTCTTCAGGAATTAAAACTAGTTTTTTATCAATCAGCTCATATCCAAGGTGGGATTTTCCACCCCACATTATTCCTTCGCTAAGATCCTTTTTAATACGCCATTTCATGTTCTCTGAAACGCTTCTTGCTTCTTCCTGAGCAAACCCTGCAAGCAAGGATAGCATAAGCTCACCTTCGGAAGATAAGGTGTGTATCTTTTGTTCTTCAAAATAAACATCAACACCATATTCTTTTAGTTCTCTTGTTGCCTCTAAGAGCGTCAATGTATTTCGAGCAAACCTTGAAACTGACTTAACTATAATTATGTCAATTTTACCGTCTTTAGCATCAGCAAGCATTCTTTGAAAGTTTGGTCTTTCATCCTTAGTACCAGATAATGCCTCATCTGCATATACGCCAGAATAAATCCAATCAGTATGACTTTGAATATATTTACTGTAATAAGATATTTGTGCAGAAAGTGAATGAAGCATCGCATCTTTACCACTTGATACTCTAGCATATGCGCATACCCTTTTTTTGCTAATTAAGCTAGGTTTAGCAGCTATTTTAGTGATGTTCTCAGCCATTTTATTCCTCCTTTTTGTCACACATATATATCACTCTAAAAGGCTTATATAGCAAGTCAATTGAACGATATAGACTGACATTTTTGATACCAAATTTTCTGGCTGTCTTTGCTTCCATTTTGATATAATCTTCATCACTAATTAAACAGATCTTTTTCCAATTTTTAAGCACTAGTATTGTATTTATATAATGGAGTAGATTTTGTTCTTCAGGATTCATCAGAACCACCTCCATTTTTTACATACTTAAGGTAACATTCTCTTGAACAGAAAAATTGGCTTGCTTTACTTCTAGGTGTAAAAATAGAGTTGCAGCATTTGCATCTTCTTTCGCTTTGATGTATTAACCAGAATTGTCTTCTACATTTATCAGAACAGAATTCTTTTTTCTTCTTGCCTTTTAGTTGAATTAATGGATTACCACAGTATTTGCACTTATAGCTTTCTTTTTCTAATTCAATGGTTTTAGAGTATCTGCTTATAACGCTTTTTACACTTCCTACAGATATTCCGAGTTTTTCTGCAATTTCTTTATAGGAACAGCCGCTTTTCTTTAGATCAATAATTATATTTTTATCAAGCATAGCTCTACCTCCTTCATGGTGATAGAGCACAAAAATGACACATTGTCCGAAACAAAATAAAAAATCTCACCCAAATTAATGAGTGAGACAAGTCTTGATGTATTTACATCAATTAATTTAATTTTTGAAGCATTGAATTTACTCTTTCAAGTTCACCTTCAAGTTCCTTCTTATCCTTAATATTATCAGCTGATTCGATGAGTTCTTTTAAATCTTGTTGTTCCACTAAAAGTATTCCTTTCAAAGTATTAGCTTCTTTGCTAGACAAGTCTAAAACTGGCATTCTTCCACCACCTTTCAAATTCCTATTTTCAAATTATATGAGCTCAATTTTTGATGAATTTACCATAATTTACACCCATACTTTTTATATGTCAAATCGGCCTTTTAATCTATGATTAACTTTTTGATAAAATTCTTTTTAAAAGGTTATTTTATTTTTCTAAAGAGGTCCATAATTAACTAATTTTTATAAAAAAGTTATCAAACACCCTATGTAAACATTTTCATTATTTTTTTATTTTTGAGCACAAAAAAATAGCCCATTACTCATCCTTTCTGACTTTCATGGGCTTACTTTAGTTTTCCTTATCTTTATTAAATTGTTTGAAGATCTGATTCGTACCAGTTGCGGTTAATCCTGAGGCTGCACCAATTATAATCGCCACAACTACATTTGTTGCTGGAATAATTGATGGGATAAAGTAAAAGCAAATAATACCTGCGATAGATCCGATAATTAGCGAAATTAATGGAATCAATCTAAGAAACTTCTCGTTGTTATTAAATGCTTTCTTTGAAATCTCAATGATTAAATACACCGCTGTTGCAATTGCTGGTACACTGATTAAATTTAAATAGTCCATCTTGAACCTCCTTATTTATGTGCTTGTTTATTGACGTACTCTTCTATGTCCTGGATAGCTTCAGTAACAGGACCATTACATCCTTGTTCCTTTAAGCCTTTAAGACATGCTAATACACCTCTTGTTAGAATTGACTGTTCTTCCTTAATTGCTTTGATATCAGTATCATTCTTTTCACGTTTCAAGATCCAATTATGGAAAGAAAAAACAGCACCGAAGATAACTCCAAATGCTGTTATAACTGATGCAATTAATAATATTAGCTGTGTTGTTTCACTCATAATAATCCTCCTATTTAAGCCATGAAAGCTTTTCTGGTATAACCTTAGTCTCGGTTACATTTAGCCATGCCTCATACCAAACTTCTAGTTCTTCTTTTTGAATGTCGGTTAATTTCATCCACCAAAGTTGAGATCTATTATCAACAATATTGAAACATTCCCTTTGTCTTCTTTCTCTTAATGAATTCTCATCCATTAAAGATTCAAGAACAAACTCACCATTTAAATACCTCCAGTTAGTATTGAAACCAAAAGTCGATATTGCTTCGAACTGTTCGTCGGTTATTTCCATTTCAATTGTTGCATCATGTATATATGGACTCTCAACATATCCATTTTCATTAATCTTAATAATCATAGGCCCTCCTAATAACCGATAACTAAATATGTGACATATCTAGTACCAGCACCATCATTTGCTATATAAACTGTCGTGCCACTGATATAAGTCATACAAATACCTTTTGTTCCACTTAGGCTTTCATTTGAAGCAGTCGCCTGACAGGTTGCATAGACATAGGATATATTTGTAAAATATGAACCTAGATAAATTGAACCCCATGCATCTTGTGCTAATGACATCCTTCCACACCATATTCTTACATGCCTTCCAGCAGTTGGAAATATATTCTCAAATGCAGGTATTTTCATCATGTCCTGTATGGAAATATTAGTCTTACAAGTTGCGGCTTCATTACCATCAGTGTAATAAATTGATAAGCCATTCTGATCTAATTGAGACCAATATTGCCCATAATAACCATCTGACTTAAATCCAAAATAGGCACTATTAATTCTCATGCTAGTTGCAGCAATTGCATACTTTGGTAATCTGTCATCAGTGCTTTGTTCACCAATACTAAAACTTCCATATGTATTATTTGAATATTTAAGACCACTACTATTAATTTCTAAGTTACCAATCTTTCCGCTTTTACTATTAATTGCTCCAGTATTATCAACACTAAAATTGCTACCAACTTTTATGGATGCACCTTTAATATCAAGTGATGTATCACGTACAAAGTAATAAGTGCCACCATTTGAAGCTACAGAAATATCTGATGTATCTGGAACTAGAACATAACCTCTATCATCACCACTATTAGCACTTCCATCCTTACGATAAACAATAAAGATATAATCACCAGATTTTAAACCAGTATATTCTACCTTAGTATATGAACTTAATGTCTTACCACTTTGTTGGTTACCTCTTGTGTGAGCATAAACTGTAGAATCAGTTGATTGTGTAGGAAATGCAGCTGCATTTACTTTTGATGCAATAGTATAATCAAATGATGATTCAGCATAGGAACGAATATAAATAACTAGATTCATAGCACTATGCATTGTTATTTTACTAACTGCTTGAGTGCTATGTTGATTTTCATTATTTGATTTATATCCTATTAAAGAAACTGATGTAAGTTCTATACCACTATTACTTCCAGGAGTTCCTGCATATAAGCTATTTGATGTGATATTAAACCCACCAATCTTTCCCTGAAGTGCTGATATTATACCTGAATTAATCCAGCTAGCTTCAATCGCATCAGACATTACATATGT